AAAATTTTAATGACCATTTTCAAAACTATCAAATAGATGAACATAATGAATTGATTCGCGTAAAATGAAACATTTTTGCATGGCGCCATTTACTCATATACAAATGAACCCGGCCGGAGAAATAAATCCATGTTGTATTTTTGATAAAAGAATTTATCCAAGATATGATAGTTTAGAAATGGCTTTTAATGGTCCTGAAAATTCGGAACTTAGAAGTAAGATGTTGAATGATGAATGGATTAAGGGTTGTGAAAAATGTTATAGGGATGATGAAATAGGCAAACCAAGTTATCGTAAAAATTTCAATAACAAATATGATAAAAGTTATATTCAAAATCCAAAAATAAAGGAACTAGAATTTTCTGCTTCCAATTTATGTAATTTTAAATGCATAGGTTGTAATTCTAAATTTAGTTCAGCAATTGGTGGAAAATTATATAAAAATTTATTACCGGATTTAGATTTAAGCGAGTTAGAAGATTTAAAAATTCTTGGTGGTGAACCATTTATGGATCCACTGTATTTAGAATTGTTTAACACTCTTAAAATTGAAAATATTAATTTAATGATTGTTACAAATAATTCTATTTTCCCAAATGAAAAATGGAGAGAGTATCTTACCAGATTTAAAAGTTTGAATTATAATGTTAGTATTGACGGAATTGGTGAAGTAGCGGAATTTGTTAGATATGGAACCAAGTGGTCTCGATTTGAAAAGAATTTTGATAAACAATTAAAACATTTTTTCGTAATACCTCATTACGTCTTTCATACCCTTAATAGCACGGACTTAACTGATACGATTAAATGGATAGAATCAAAAGGGATAACTAATAATACTATCTCATATGATTTTTTAGATGCACCGGAATGGTTGAATGCATCCTATTTACCTTCTAATGTAAAAGATATCATAATAAATAATAATGACAATTTTTTACAAAAAGAAATAATAAAATTCTTAAAGTCTAATGAATTCGATAAAAATTATTGTATTAAATTAATTAAGTGGATGAATGAAAGAAATGACCTTCCAGATAAATGTGAAGAGTTATATTACGAGGTCTCCAAATGCTTAAAGTCTTAACCAAAGATGGTTTAAAATATTGTAATGATCAGACTATTAAAACAAGAACAAATTTTAAAGGTTGGCATTGCAGACAAACAAACTATATTATTGATGCCGGCTGGTGGGAAGTGGGTACTTCAGTTTGCAGAACACCTTATCCCGTTTCAATAGATGATTTTACTGAACCTAAAGAAATAATATGTCCTAATGAAAATTGTTTCTGTGGTACTGATATAGCTATGCCTAAAGGTAAAACAGAAGATCATATGTTGATGGTTCCTATTTACACCGATGTAAAAGGAAAATTAAAACCGGATGATGAGGTTCTTGCTGTTTGGGGTGAAGATGGTGTTTCCGTAGATTTTTATACAGATCGCAAATGTAATTTTAGATGTAGTTATTGTGATCCACGTAGTCACAATTATAAAGGTGATTTAACGTCATTAGAACGGATGCAAGAAGCTTGGAATAAAGTTAATCCTTTAAATGTTAAAAAAATAATTATCTCAGGTGGGGAACCAACCCTTATTCCTCGTTATATAGATTTTGTAAAATGGTTAAAAGAAAAAGAACCTGAAGCAATTATTTGGACTTTAACTAATGGAACTAAACAGGTATCTTACTTAAGAGAATTAAATAAATTATCATTAATAAACTTTTCAATACATCCAGAGTTTATTAATCATAGATATATTAATAAGTTGGAACGATTTTGTGAAGAAGTAAATTTACCTTGCAAGATTAAAATTATGTATCTACCAAAATATGAAGAATTAATAACAGAGATATATTCAATGTTTAAAGGAAGATTTGAAAAGGTATATGTAATGACAGTACCTTTATGGGATATGAATAATAACATGAATTTAATGAAATATACACCTGAACAACTTGATTTTATCCATGCGACTCAGTGAAGAAGATTTTACTAAGATACCTTGGCATGATATTGTAGCTCTCGGCACTAAGACAATGTTATATCGAGATACATTTACCATATCTTGGTTGTTAGGTAGATTTTGTAACTATAAATGTTCTTATTGTTGGCCATATGCAAGGGCAGATAAAAAAGATCACAGACCAACGGAACTATGTCTTAAAACTATTGATGAAATAAAACGTCAAGCGAGAGATCAGGGATTTAATTCTTTTAACTGGTCTTTGTCTGGAGGTGAACCAACCTTTCATCCAGGTTACTTAGATATACTTCAGCATTTAGCTGATGATGAGCATGCTAAAAGACAAAGAATACATATGACTTCAAACTGTTCTCGTAAAATGAAATGGTTTGAAACATATATTGAATATGCACAAAAATTTGACAAAGCATCAATTACAGCATCTGCTCATTTTGAACATTTAAATACACAAGACAAGATAGCTGACTTCGCAGATAAGTTAGTTTTTCTTCAAGATAATGGAATTAGAATAACTATTAATATGGTGATGATCCCAGAGAGATTTTGGGCACTGACAGACCATGTTTTATATTTTAAAGAACGTGGTATTCACACTACATTAAAACCACAATCAAACCCAACAGCAACAAAAGTTGTAGAGGGATATACTCAGGGACAATTAGATATTTTACATAATGATTCTAGACCATCTGATCGAGAGATAGATTTAATAGATTCAAAAGGAAATATATATGAATTGGACCAAGCTGAAAGATTTAACGCGTTTAATTTTAATGAATTCAAAGGCTGGGACTGCACGTCGGGTTTTCGTAGTATTATTATACGCGAGCCTTGTGGGAGCATTAAGCGGTCATATTCTTGCAGTGATCTACCTTTAGGAAATATAGAAACTGGATTCAAATTATTTGATAAACCTATGCCCTGCATAACTGATAATTGTGTAAGTTCAGCAGATAGTAAAATTCCTAAACGAAAGCCTGAAAGTAATTATCCATTATGGAAAAATTAAAACACTTCTGTGCATTACCTTTTACTCAATTTACTGTCTCATCATTTAATGAATATCAGTTGTGTTGTGATAATATGGGTGAATCAGGAATGTATAGTGATCAACATTCTATCTTAGAATATTTTAACTCTGATTATATTAATAAACAAAGATTATCATTTCTTAAAAATAAAAGATTAGATATATGTCAGTCCTGTTGGAAAAGAGAAGATAAAGGTTTAAACTCAAGAAGATTAGAAAGTTTAAAGGGAGATTATAGAGAACAAGTAAGAAAATATAAACAAGGATTGCCTTTAATTCCAAATCATCCTGTTTTTAAAATTAAGTTTGGAAATTTATGTAATCTTAGATGTATAATGTGCGGACCACAATCATCATCTGCATGGGCTCAGCATAAAGAAAAACATAGTGAAGGATCATGGCCGATTTATGAAAATACATTCAATGAAGAAACATATGAAGATTTAAAACAAATATTGCCTAATGTAAATCGTATTATTATATCAGGAGGTGAACCTTTAATGAATGATAGATATTATGATTTTCTTGAATGGCTTATTGGATATAAGTTCGCAAGTAAATTAAAAATAACAACTCTTACTAATGCTACGAAAATACCAGAACATTTGTTTCAATATAAAAAAGCTTTTAAACGATTATCTTTTAATATATCAGTTGATGGTATAGGAAAGAAAGATGAGTATATTAGAACAGGACAGGTTTGGGAAAAGAAAAAAGAGAATATTTTTAAACTACAACAAAATTTTAATATTGGATTTGAAGTAACAGTGCAGGCACTTAATATTGGTTACCTAGATAATATTCAAGGTTATTTAAAAAACAATTTTGGAAGAATGTCTCCATTAACAAACATCTTAGTAACTCCAAAATATTTTGATTCCACCAGCTTACCACAAGATATAAAACAACTCTACTTAAATAAAAATAGAAAACATATTCCTACCCGGATTACAAATTTATTAAGAACACCTACAAAAGGTAAATCTTTTCAAAAAGGTTTAAGGTTTCTTAAATTATGTGATAAAAGAAATAATACAAATTTCTTAGAAGAGTGGCCCGAATTTAAACCATATGTATAATCCCGATCAAATAAAACATATTCATTTAGAACCCACACAAAAATGTCAAGCCGCATGCCCAATGTGCGATAGGACAAATAATTCCCGTATAAAAAATGCTGAATTAACATTAGATAATTTCATGCATATGGTGGATATTGATTTTGTAAAGCAATTAAATTCATTATTGATGTGTGGTAATCATGGCGATCCTATTGTCTCATCACATGCTCTAGATATTTTAAGATACCTTAGAGTTAATAACCCAGATATACACCTGCAAGTTACTACAAATGGTGGTGCCAGAAACGAAGACTTTTGGAGAGAATTAGCATTCATTTTAGGTAGTAGAGGTAAAGTACAATTTAGTGTTGATGGCCTGGAAGATACTAATCATTTGTATAGAGTAAATGTTAATTGGAAAAAAATTGAAGAAGCAATGGATGTATTTACTCAAGCAGGCGGAAAAGGGGTTTGGGTTTATTTAATATTTGAACATAATGAACATCAAGTTGAAGAAGCAGAACAAATGGCTAAGTTATTTGGATTAGACTTTGTAAGAAAAAAGACCGGAAGGTGGGTACAGAGCTATAAAGGTAAGAAGATTGATAAAAAGATAACCAACAAGGGGAATGAGATTAAGCCAGCTACAAAGCCAGAACATCAGAATCAAAGCGTAAATAAATATGATAGATTGGTTAAGACTCATGGTTCCTTTCAAGAGTATTTAGACCAAACATCTATTAAATGTAAATCACTTATAACTAACGAAATATATATCAGTGCCGAAGGTCTTGTAACTCCTTGCTGTTGGACTCACGGCCGATTTTATAAAGCATATCAAGAGATTGGGGAAAATCAGATCTGGTCTTTCACAGATGATATAAAAAATATAAATGCTCTTCATACTCCGTTACGAGAAATCATTAAAGGAAACTTTTTCGTACAGCTGGAGAAGAGTTGGAATCTCCCTTCATGTTCTGATGGGAAATCTGTTGTGTGTGCTGAGAAATGTGGTTCCGGTTTTGATGCTTTTAGAGATCAGTGGAAATGACAAATTTTTATTGTTTGAAATGGGGAACAAAATATAATCGCTTTTATGTTAATAGACTGTTTAATTCTTTAAAGGAGCATTATGACGATCCTTTTAATTTTACTTGTCTTACTGATAATACTGTGGGTCTTGATAAAGATATTATCGTAGACCCAATACCAACTGATTTTAGTGAGTTTCCAAGAACACAAATATTTACATCTGAGAAGATGTGCTATTTTAATAGTTATAAACACATCTCGGGACCAAAGGCTTGGTTTGACTTAGATATATTAATACAAAATAATATAACGGAACTTATTAATAAAAAGAAAAATAAGGTAACATATATTTGGAACTATTGGAGAAACGAAGAAGCACATAAAACTAATTATGGTTGGATGACTACTCCAATTAATTCTTCTTTTGTTGCTTGGCAAGATGATTTAGGTTTTGATATGTATGAAAGATTAGTTAAAAATAAAGAGAAGGCATTTTTTACTTATCCATCGTATGACAAATATCTATTCTATCAAGAACATAGAAAAGGTAATTTAAATTATTGGGAACCAGGAATAGTATATAATTATAATATAGGAGTTAAATATCCTGATGATTTAAATCCGACAAAATATAGACCTGATTATAAAGTCTGTTTATTTAATACATCACACAAAGCATGGGCGAAACCTAATGAAACACATATAGAGTTACATCAGGCAGAAGGCTGGGCATATGACAAATGGATTAGTTATGAT